AGAAGAAGCTATCAGTGAACTCAAAGACTTTGCTGCTTCGTACGGTTTTGCGAGAGAAGCTCTCGGGACTGACGATCAGGCTGTTCTACGAAACATGTCTGATCTCCAACTAGCTCTTCTCTTAATTCGAGATAACTTTGCGGAGGGAGTAGACGCGGCATCACTAAATCTCATAGCTAGCCCAAAAGAACTCGAAGAACTGCGCCGTCTCGCAGGTCGTCTCAAGAGTGATTCGGAGCGAGAGGTACGCAATTTAGGAGAGACACTCGTCACACAGGTAGACTCTCTTCTCGAAACACATCTTCAGTCTTTCGAGGGTGCCGAGTTGAACGCTCTCGTAACTGCGCGTACCCTCCACAGGGCAGCTATGCAGCTATTTGATAAGGGTACGTTTGGCTACGATGTTCGTAACCTCGAAGCGGACGCGCCGCAGCGTCTCACGGGCGAGGGGTTAGAGACGGGCCAGAAGAGTGTGAAAAGACGTGAGTCTGATCTCATAAAGCCGATGGTGTCGGCGATCCTCGACCCCCGTCCGGAAAACATCTCGATAATTTCACAGACGATAGCGCGCCTACAGGCCACTCTCTCACCAGTTCGCCCGACAGATGGCAACTTGGTTATTCGAGGTGCAGATGGAAATGCACGTATTCCTACGAACGACGAACTCGACGGGCTGCTCACGCGTGACATGTCGCCCGAGACCTTTAACACCTTGAGTTCCGTGATCCGCGTGTCCGTACGCAGCGCACTCGGTAAACTGTACAATGTAGACGACATGCGTCGGGCTATGAAAAACGGTGCCCTTCCCAATCTTACATTTAATAAGGCTGCAGATGAGATCATAGTTCCACAAGGCTTCGGAAGCCTCGACGAATACTTTGACTACATCAATGATGAACTCCGGGTGAGTGTGAACGGAGAGATGCAACCCCTATTCGATATTCGTGACGTGTACTACGCAAATCGTGACATAGGCGATACTATCAATAGTTCGGCTGAACTCCGCACGGCCCACGCTGAGTTGGTTGAAAAGATCAAAAAAGCAGCCGCGACAGATACGGAGACAGGTAAAGCAGCTATCGAACTATCAAAGGAACGTGCGAAATCTATTCTCAAGTATTCTGAGAGTGCTACGACAGGTCAGGGATTTTTTGCGAATGTCATCAATTCAACTGATGGCGCGGCTATGGAAAAGTTCTTGGCTAATCTCGAAGCCGATACGTCGATGAATCCGGCACAGAAACAAGCTGCGCTACGGAGTCTTTTCATACAAGTTATGAAAGAGGTTGGCGGACATTCGACCGGGACCGCGACAGTGAAACTTCCAGACGGGCGTCAGGTGAGCACAGACTCGTACACACGGCCCGGAGAGCTATTCTTCCTTTTCGACGATGCCCTGAACATAGGCGGATCACAGGTGAGCGGCGTAAACTTCATGCGTCTCGCAGAGGCTGCAGGAATTTCGGCGGAGACCCTAGAGGCGTATAGAGCCGTGTTCCGCTTAGGATTCCGCGAGTCAGCCCCGAGTATGGTTCAACAGCGAACGCAAGGCGTCGTAGACTTTCAAGGCTCGACACAGCCGGGTATCGTTATTCCGCGTGGATACTCTATCGATAACGCGATTGCACGAGCCTTCAACCTCGCCCGTAAGATGGTCTCTAAGGAGTACGTCATGGCGGAAGCGTTTGTTAAGTACTCTGCTGTTGCGAAGGGTAAGACACTTCAGTTCCTCATCGACGATCCACAGGCTGCAGAGATTATGCACGCACTTCTCACGGAGAGTCGTAAGGTTGTAGAAGAGGACGCACGATACTTCGTCGAGAAACTCTTGAAGGTCACGGCTCGGGATATCAAGCCGTACGTAGATGGGTACGATCCAGATAGTGAAGCTGCCCAACGCGCGTACTGGGAGAGTCGAGGGTTCGTCTTCGATCAACCGCTCAGTTCATTCCCATACCTTCCTAATGTCTTTTCACCTGCGGGAGCACAGACAATATGACAAAGAAAGCAAAGAAAACGTACACCAATGGATCGACAGTCCGCAAGCCTCTCAACATGGAGAAGGCAGACTTAGACAACAATAAGGTGTTGAGTGAATACGAACGTAAACGAGGCTTGGCTATCGAAAAAGCTATGGCAAAGCGCGGTTAAATATACCGACCAGATTTTTCTATAATTTCATCTGCGCTAGTGTTCAAGTAACGAAGAAGGGACGTGAGAGAGTGAGTACCCTCGTACTCAGGAACCCCCGCGTCCATTTCTTTTTGAAAGTCGTCCGGACGAACAGACTCCTTATTTATCTCTACGTTACCGTCTTGCCTCAAGTGCGCCGTGAGCGAAAACAGTTGAGCCTTCGACATCTTCTAACTCCTTAATAGGTAAATTGTAGCAGTCGGCTTTGAACACGAATCCGTTGTCGGGATCGATGTCTCCGCGCCTGTGATGCGTAGCCTTTTCGTAGAAGGTACGTTTGTCTACCTGCCCTAAAACCCACGCCTTTGTGCCGTCAATTTTTACACGTACAAAAACGTACGAGTCACAATCCTGCTTCGTGCCGTGAGCCGGAATCGTACAGTCGTAGTGGTCTCTCGGCTTCGTGTTACACCTCTTCGTTTTCACGTCGATTCGCTTCTCACCGAGAAGGAGATCGTAATCTCTGTTGTTCGCCTCTAGAGCACCCGTGAGGTCACTCACGATGAGTTCGCCTAGTGCACCTACCACGTGACTTGTACTGCCTGTGATGCTGCCCTGTAGGATGCCTACGTGGGCAGTTTTCTTTTTTGCGCGTTCGACTAACTCAGGCGTTATCTTTACTTCGATCAACGATCTTTCTCCACTCTTCATAACACGGATGATTTCGGGGCGGGTTGTATTGAACCCACCCCTTTCCCTGCTTCCACACAGGATGTGTTTCTTTCTTTGGCTTAGGCGGCATTCAAGTCTACCACTTCACACACGCCAGCCGTACACGCTAGCTCACGTGAACCAGACGTATTATCTTCTTTCTCGTACATAGACAGAGCAGCCCAGTCGATCTCCAAGCTGCCTCGCTCTAGCTGCCACTCCGCATAGTCGTCAGCTTCGATGTCCTGATAAGGTGCCTGCTGATAAGTATGATCGAAGTGCGGCAGGAACGAGACGCCGGATGCCACGTCAAAGTTCTCATACATCCACGCACCTACGCTCATCCACTCATGCTCCTTCACAGAGATGGTGACAGACGGCTTGTGCTCACACCAGTGTATAGCGTACGTTTTCCACAACTCTAGCTGTTCGATAGCCGTCATCGCATCACGTGTCACAGCACCGTCGGGTGCCTTCATCGCGAATGAAAAGACGGTCATGTCATCCGGTTTGGTAACATCCGCTTCGCTGTACACTCCTTGCTCTTTGAGGAACTGCGTCAGAGGGTCTTTGTTGTCTCCCCGGACGGTACGGATGTAATAATCGTTGTGCCTAGCGTGAATACCGCTTGCAGCGTCCACCAGTTGCGACACAGTACCGGAGGGTTTTACACAGGTGATAGCAGTGGACTGAGGGATTCCAATCGCGTTCGCGTACTTTAAATTCGTATCGACGGCGACTTGCTTCATCTCTTCGAGCCAGCGAGGGGAATCGACGGTTTTTGATAAAACCGGATGATCCATAATACCAGTCAAGGATACGCCCAACAAGCGTTCTTCTTCTGTGTTTGTCTTCCATACTTTCCTCAAGTACTTGAAGTCTGTGAGTGTGGACTGTAGCGTACCCAAGATCGTGGCGAGGCGTACCTTTCGCTTCAATGAGTCGAGCGTGTCGTGTTCGCGTATCACAACTTCTGATAGGTTGCAGAATTGATACGGACGCAGAATGATTTCAGAACACGGATTCGTGCCCCACATGTGTCCCTGTTCCCGGCGTCCGTTACGGCCTACCTGCTTGTCTGCGGCTTGTCGATTGAATACGCCTCGCTCACCCGATTTCGAATCGTAAAGAGCTAACCACTCGCGCATAAACGTACCCATCTCCGGCTTGCCCTTATACGCTACAGAGTTGTTAGCCAGCGCACGTTGCTTTTCGTAATCGTACCATTCTCCTGACTTGGCATGGCGCATCTGATCATCGTTGAGATTCGACAGGCTAATCAGGGCAGAACGACGTACGCCGCCCACCACAACAACCTCACCCACCTTGCACATCAAGTCGTGACACTCGATAGGGAACAGGCGACGACCTTGTGCTTTTACAAATAGTTGCACAGCAAAGTTAAACAAGTCTTCGAGCGGACCCGGACCAGAGGCACGTCCACCCATTGTCTTAAGGCGGGCACCAGACGGGCGTATAGCAGACAAGTCCCACTTCGGGATGTGACCTGCGTACAGCAGCGCAATCAGTTCGCGCAGTGCCTTAGCCCACCCGGGCTTGGAGTCATCTACTTTAATCACAGTGTCTGTCGCCTGCATGTCATCACTGACAACAGGCAGCTTGTCTACATTCTCGCGCTCAACAGAGAAGCCTACCCCTGTGCCACACATCAAAATGTACATGCACTCATCGAACGAACGGGGACTGTCTACCGGGATGTAGCTACAGTTGTAGCCGCAGATGTTGTCACGAGCGAGGGCTGGCCCTGCAGTCATCATAGCCCGCATCGACGGCATAATCTCCTGACCGAGAATAGCCTGTTCGATGTCGAACAAGTCTGTGTTAGAGATCACGTACTGATGTTTGCCATGAACCTGATTACGCATAAAGTTTGTGTAGCGGAACACAGTCTCATCCCAATTCTCGCGGCGCTGTTCATCATCGAGCCAACGCGCGTAGCGGGACTTATGTATAAATTGTTGATATGGTGTGGGTAGCATATTATTCATTTTCGGTTTCCTCTATTAGCTTTTGTAGGTACCACTGTGCCTTTTCTAAGTCTTGAACGCCATTCTTGTAGCGGTAACGCCATAGGTACTTGATGATGTTTCCTTGCAGGTAGTATTGATAGCCTTCGTCTGTGGCAGCGCGTATGGCATCGATACACTCAACCCCTGCTTGATTGTAGTGTGGTGGACTGTTGACCATGTCCACATTGCCGTACGCCTCTTTTCCAGCCTGTTCTAATTCTTCTCGCATCTTCATATATTCTTCGTGTCTCATCTACTGCGTTTTCCCGAAATTAACCTTGACGATGTTCGTTTCCGGATCGTGTTTCACGTCAGGGCCGTTGCCAGTCTCCTCTACCATAGCCTCTTGTGTAGCTTCAAACTGTAAGCGGGCAAGGCCAGCCTGCATAACACGCTCAAAGTCTGACTCCATGAGTTCGACGAGTCCGGAAAGAATGACCGAACCTGCCGGTATGTACTCGTCGTCTTCGTTGTCTGTAGACGTATCGTACGCCGTCATCATCACGTGATCGTCAGTGTCCCCCTGTCGGAAGACTAAGTACCACCGTTCGGGCAACAGACTCGCCTTCTCTAACATTCCCTGCATCTCTTTATCGTCCACTTTTATACCACTCCTCTGGTATCGAACCCTCTGCCCACTCGAACTTGTGCTTGGTAGCCCAGTCAGCGTACGTCGTCTTCGAACCCTTGTAAATTTTGTTTGCTGCTCGTAGAAATACAAAACGTATATCTAAGTCAGGATGCTGTTCTTTCACGAGAAGCATCTTCATACGATCACCTTTGTCGAGATGACCCTTCGCTTCGATGTACACACCCGTGGCAGGTATATAAAAGTCGGGAGTATATGTGCGAGGTTTAGGTATATACGTTAGCTTTGTGTTTTCGTATTCGTATTCGACGCCTCTGTCAGCGAGGTTTCGTGCTAAATTTAACTCGAAGTTAGATCGAAATCCCGCTCTCTTAGCAGAGCGTTTCTTCACAGATTCATTCCTACCGACGCGAGGCGCTTCATTACGTACGCGGATAGCTTTGGCGACCGGGCTTCGATCAAAAAGCATTCGTTTATCAAAGAGTTCAGAGGGATACATACATTGACTCCTGAGTGAACCATTCTGCCTATTATCTGTATTTCATTCTCGACCGTCGTGATGTCCCGCTTCTCTGTATCAGCAGATACTACTCCGGATTTAGTGAAGTTTTCTCGTAAGGTTAAGGGCAAACCACGCTCGTGCTGACGTAAAAATACGGTTCGACGATCCCCACCTACACCCTTATGAGACTCTACGTATACGTGATACATTTCTTTGTTGAGTTCGAGGAGGTCTAAGTCGTATTCCCGAATAAACACATACGCCATCACAACTCCTTTTTCTTGAGTCGTGAGTACCACACCATAGGGGGAGACTTTGCTTGAGACGTGACACGAGGATGGAGCATCGCGTTCGGCCAGCAGTGTGCTTTATAGCCACACAATCCACACTCCTTCGATAAAACTTTATTACCCGTGCGGATGATTTCACCCTTACGTTTGTATGTTTCGAACTCATCCGGAAATGGCCGAAAGGTCTGCACGTCAGGATCACTCAAGAACTTCACACGCTCTCGCGCGTCCTTGAGATATGCTTCTTTATCTTTTCCCGTCCAGTCGTACGCCTCTACGACAGCAACTTCTCCGCTAGACTTATTGATGACGATCCACCCACCGAACGGTAGGTCCGTAGCTTCTGCATACAAAAACCCTTGCATAATATAACCGAACGGATCGTCATTCTTCATATGCTCGTATCCGCCAAAGCCAGTGAACTTATTTTTAAACGCCCAGTCACTTGCTGATTTGATGTCCCAGACCTGCTCCTCACCCGATCTATCTCGTATGATAACGTCAAGGGTGCCCTTTATAGTGATCCCCTCTAGTTCGAGTTCGACTTCCTTCTGGTAGTCTACAATCTCTATGCCCGCCTCGCGGAGTGCTAGCATAAGTAGGGCTTCGGTCAAGTCTCCGAACAAAAAACGTACGATGCTGTTGTATTGCATCGTCTCAGGGATGCCGTGCTTATCACACACCTGCTGGCAGAGGGGCTTGCCGAGTCCGGACATACGTATTCGATACGACCGCTCTCTACCACCTAGTTGACGCGTAACAGCCGTACGGCAATCTTCTACAAATAAATCGAGGTTAGCCGGGGAGAGTTTAGTCTCCCCCCGGATAACACGTGTTAAGTAATCTTGAAGCTCAAGGAGCATCACACAGCTTCTTTGAAGTCAGCAGCGAGATCGTAATCCTCATCTTCGAGGATACGCTTCTGCGCCTCTTTGTGCCCCTTCATAATAGCATCGTTGTGACCTTTGACTGTTTCATCGAACTTTATAAGAAGCAGCCGATCTTCTTCGGTGAGACCCGGCAGCGTATCAGCGAGGGTAGGCACCGGTGTCCAGTAGATTACGCTTCCTCGCTTGTTCTTATGTGTCTTGAGTTGCACAAGGCTGTGACACATGACCTTATCCTGATGCGAAAGGCTGTCGATAAAATCAGAAATAGGCTTGAAGCCGGACTTCTTGAAGTACGCCACAAACGGTGCGTGATCAACATCCACCGCGTTGCCTGCGGCATCCTTGAAGTCACCACTGATCTTGCCATAGATGACTTGATTACAGACCACACTGCGAGACAGCAGCAGCTTAGGATCGTTTTCATCGAGTCCCTCTTCTTCATCGCGCGAGAGGCGACCACACTTGTTGCCTCCTTTGCTATCTGGGAATGATGAACGGAGATTCTCACTCTGCACCGATTTCGCAGCAAAGCCACCCCGACCTTCATTCATCTCTGAGTCCCACACACTATACTCGAACCTCCGCATGAGAGGCTGAATAAATACAGTGCTTGCATACAGATTGCGACCGTCGATAAAAATCTTCCAGTCACCTCGTACGAGAGTTGCACCATCGTCCGCTTCAGAGTCGTAGTTGATTCCGAGCCGTGGCAACCCCACCCGCTCCTTTGGGGTTACGTCCCCCTGCCCCGTGAGGCGCATTAGTTCTTTCATGTCGTCCGCACGTAGTACTTCCGCAATATTTGTCCCTGTCATAGTCCTTCTCCTTTTCAGATCAATAGGGTGTAAAGTATCTTATAGTTTTACCTCTTCCAAGTCAAGCCAGTTTTTTCCGATCTTGAGTTCTATTCCGACCGGCATGTCGTACGTGATGCCATAACGTCTAAGCGTTTCAAAGGGTAACGCTAGCATCGCGTGCTGCATTAAATTTATACACGTCTGCTTCTCGTCGGGGTGTACGTCCATGACAATGGAGTCGTGCACCGTGTTACAGATGACGCTTTGCAACTCCGCCTCACGCACGAGCCTAGTCAATAGCACGAGTGCTATAGGCAAGAGATCAGCCGTCGCAAATCCCTGCACCGGATAGTTGCATATCGCCGTACGATTTGTAGCAGTGCCGTACTCGGTCCAGCGTGCGTCAGGGAAAGCGTACTCACGACCTGACGGCAACACAACGACACGCTTAGTGACAGCCTGTTTCTGTAGCTCATCGTGCCACTCCGTCACACCGGCGTACTTCTCCTTGAAAGCCGAGTAATATCTTTTTTGTGCATCTGTACCTGATGTGCCACCGTAGAGAGGCTTGAATGTATGTGCCTTCGCTTCTTGGCGTGTGCAGCCGATAACAGATGCCGTGTAGTTGTGAACATCCGTACCCTGCTTTACATCAGCATACGCTTGCTCATCTTTAGCGAGGAACCCAGCGACCCGAAACTCTAGCTGCGAGTAGTCCCCCTCAAGTATGTAACCGCCCTCGAAACGGCTCTCGACCACCTTCCGTATAGCGAAGGTATTTCCACGTGGCATATTTTGAAAGTTAGGATTGCGGCTCGAAAGGCGACCCGTCGCCGTAACACACTGCATAAACTCCGGATGGATGAAATTCTTTCTGTCCACATTATTTTTTATCCCCTCTACAAAGGTGCTCAAGTACGTGCGTAATGCGTTGTAACGAACGTACGATTCAACAAACTCCCGTGCATCGCCTTGTAACTCTTCGCGACGTTCGTCGAGTGTGTCTTTATCCGTACGAAATCCCGCAGACGCAGTGTCGTACACACTTCGAGGAAGCAACTTAAATCCGGCTACCTCTTGTGTATTATGGTACACAACGCCGGAGCCTCCGCACGTTTTGCAGACGCGTACGGCCTTGCCGAGTGTGCCATCCTTCTTGACCACACGATTACGTCCGTGCCCTTTGCACCCGGTACACGTCTCGGCCCGAGTTTTGTACACGACATCTGTGAGGCGTCCTACAGCGCCGCTGAACTGCTTACGCGACATACGGGTACGCATCTTTGGTCTAACTGTCGCACCCCGACGCTCTGTGCCCAAGTTAAACGTAGACGACCACGCTGCCTTGTCTCGTACGCGTCGAGAGTATAACAACATCGAACGGTCATCAGGACTCGAAAGGTTGATAGGAGTATCTCCTACTGCGTTGGCCGCTAGCTCTTCGAGGCGCTCTCTCAACTCTTCTAACTCTTGCCGATAAGAACTTTCGATCTCGTCGAGTGTGTCTAAGTTTATCCACAATCCCTCTTGTTCGATGTGAGAGAGGGAGTTTGTCATCTCTAGCGAGAGTCTAAGCGTCGGCACTAGCCCATTGTCTGTCCGCATATATGTCTCCGTATGTTGTGCCAAAGGCATCTAATTGCTTCGAGGCCACCTCTTGAGTGGCTATCACGTCCGCAGTACCGTACTCTTCTACGATCTCCCACGGTATCTCGTAGAATGTCGCCCCCGCTTCCAAGTACGGGGCAACCATGTCCTTTTCCTTTCGTGTAACGTCATACTTTTCTGTAAGAGCAGCAAGTCCAAGAGGCCAACGTCTCGAACGGGAAAGAATATATTCCGCAACCATCGTATCATAGATATCTCCTTCATACGTGAATCCGCACGCACGTATCCACTGCAAGTCAAACTTTATGTTATGTCCGATTACTAGATCGGCATGATTTAAGGCTAACTGAAATCCCTCTGCAGCGGCCTGTGTAGGCGGCTGAGTAGAGTGATAGTAACAGTCGTAAGCAACTCTGCTCGTGAGCCACTTCCAGCCTATAGAGACGAGCCTGTTGCCAAAGTATGGTAGAGGAGTATAGCCGCCCCCCTTCTTCTCGATGTGCGTCGTCTCCACGTCGAATACGAGGGCGTTCATGTTGCATCTCCCATCATAGACAAGAATAGTAAGCCTAAGCCTATTTCGAATACACCCGGCGCGTTGATAAACATACCGAGAGCGATGATCGGAAACAATATAGGAGCCATTAGTAGTACACCCCCCGACGAACATCGATCTGAGAGTTGATCATGCCGTGCCATCCATTGAGTTTATTCTTCGATACACAGATGTGACGCACAGTGTTCTCGACTTCACTCGAACCTGTCTTTCCAATACCAATGATGATGTCAGCCTCGCCCGCCTTACCCGTACGAGAGTTGTCGAGCATCGAATAGTCGATGAACTGACGGTCGTGCGCCTCGTAACTCGCCTGACTAACAGCCCATACGAGACAACGATTACGCTTGGCAATCTCACGTGCGTATACATACGTTTCCTTGAGACGTTCATCTCCCCTGTTGTACTCGCCGGAGATACGAAACTTATCTAGCTGATCGGCGAATATCACGTCGGGTTTGTTGAGCTTGGCGTACTCATCTAACTCCTCAATAGATGTGCCTACCGAGTCCATGATTGTGAGATACGGTGCGATTTCTTTTTTGTACCGCTCAACAAATTGTTCCCGGAGTGGGCCGCGCATCTCTGACTTGAAGATGGCAAAATATGACTGCACGATACGGAGCTTGATTTTCTCTGCCGGTTCCTCGTTCGCCCAGTACGATACTTTGAACCCCTGCCGAACATACGATGCAGCAAGAAACGCACAGAAAGTTGTCTTACCAACTTCAGGACGAGCGAAGAGTATACCCAAGTTGCCACGATCTAAGCCCGGAAGATTCTCTGCGATCAACTCGAATTCGAAGGGAAAGTCAGGCTCTCCCACCTCCTCGTCGATGAGAGCATCGAGATCACTGTCAACAATCCGATACGTCGTCTTGTCAGAAATCCGACCATCCTCGATTGCGTCAATTATTTGACGTAAGGCACCAAAGTCTTCACTCTCACCTGTAAATATAGAGATAGCCTTCTCGCCGATCTGACGAGCACGATCTCTCAACCAGAAATTATTTACTATGTCCGAGTAGAGTTCGTGCTTTTCGGGATCACCCACTTCGAGGCTGGTAATCAACTCGTGAGCACGCTCCCGTGTCGAGTCTGGCATCGCAGGGTTACGATCATCGAATAAGATTGCCAACTCGCTCACTGTCACCGACGTGCCATAGTGCGTGTGTGCGTACGATATGACATCGAACACGTCCCGCATCTCTCCGGTGAACATATCGCGAGTGACGATGTTCGCCACCCTCGCAAAAAAATCTACGTCGAGAATAAAGCCGAGTACTTGCTTATCTATCGATATGGGATCGTAAGAATTCATTTCGTTTGTCCTTTTCCATGTTCTTCAAGTCCGTGTGTAAGACCATCAAGCGTGTAGGCACGTGCGAATGGAGCGTCCGCACCATCGTAATTGCTTTGTCAGTGGCATCTTTGTCGAGCGCAACGAACACACGGTCATATTGTTTTAATACTTCAATGTGTTCAGCAAGAAGGTTAGTGCCCAGAAGGGCTACCCCAGTAGCGTTGCCGTAGATTGCACAGGCACTGGCACAGTCTTCCACAAGTACAGCATCATTTCCATGAGCACATGTGAAAGGAATTTTACTAGACCCGTAACGATACCATTTAGGTGCTCTTCCATCTAGCGATCTCCCGGCGGCATCTACCACCTTTTTACCTTGACGAATGATGAACACAACGCGGCTCATACGTACGTCGTATCTAACGTCTGCCGCTCCGGCGAGATATGCGTCGTACGCCCCAACCTTACGCAGATACGACTCCGCTTCGACACGCCGCGACACACTCACAAAAGTGTCGGGCATCTCGAACTCAGAAAAAGTATTGGTAATGGAAGTGTGGTATGTCTTGGTATTGAATACCTGTGTTGACGTAGTCTTCGACAGAGAGATACCTGTTCTTCCTGAGACGTTACAGTCAGCATGGAAGCAATACCACATACGTTTCAAACCGTCGTCTGTAACCGAGAAGGTATTCTTCTTGGCACACACTGGACAGTCAGAGCGATACTTCGTATTCGGTACAATGTCGAGACTTTCGACGTACGTTTTTAGCCACGTTGGTGATTTCATGTCGGCGACAGTAACCGACACCGATAACTAGGTCAACAAGAAAGATTTTGCTTGACAAGATCGCTCACCGTATCTACTTTCTTATTACCATACCCTATAGGGGGGTTATTTATTATGAAAAAAATCAATAAAATAAACCCTATAGCTAAAGAGTTACCTAAGTATGGTAAACGGGTTGTACCTGACAAGCGTAAGATCAAAGAAGATAAACGATTGACAAAAGAGGTACGCGATGCCAAGACCACCGAAGATTGATGAGCCTACCAAAACGTATAGCTTACTGCTTTCCGTAGCTATGTATGACAAGTTAGCTAAACATGCCGAACGATTACACGCCAAGAGTATCACACAGGTATCTGTTGGTGACTTGATCCGTGAGGGCATAGAGATTTACTTGGAGGCACTCGACGATGATGACTACGAAGGTGGTGTGGGTTCTTCTTCTGGTGACGGCGTATAACAGTGACGACTTTGACTTTGAACCTATCGGATCGTACGACACGATAGCAGAGTGTTACGTCGCATCGACACAAGAATTCTGGGACGAGATGCCGATAAACCAAGAAGCCTTGTGCATCAGGGTGGAGGAATTAACAAATGAGACGAATTAAATTACCAAAGGATCGCAAAGGAAATGACCTCGTACCGTACGTCGTATCGAAAGATAACCGACACGAAGTCGTCGCTCCGGTTTCGTCCGTCCGTATCGGAGAGACCCGACGCGACCATGTCAAGTCGAAACACCGCGTTGACTACCCGCGCTGGGTTGCGCTGTTCGTCGGACGCAGTAAAGCCGAATGCGAAAAGTGGCTTGACAAGCACAAAACAACAGTGCTAAAGCTGTGTATACCGTACGAGGTTTCCTAGCGGTTCCTTTTCCCTCGTACGGTGCTTCTTTGTGGTTGAAGTTGAGCAGGGCTGGCAGAAATGCTGGCCCTGTTCTTTTTGTTTGACAGGTACGTTTGTTATCGGTATGGGTTATGTTGTAAAAAGGAGATCGACTAGATGACTAAGTTGTATCAACTGGTGATGGACAGCACAAAGAACCCGCTGTCCAACATCCCAGACGTGAACACCCGGCACATGATCATGCAAGTTCTTGCGTGGATGTGGTGTATCGTGTTTTCGTCGTGGGTGGGATCGATTGTCGTGTTTGGTGTTAGTGCGCTTGTACACGCAATCTTGTTGGCTGGCATCTTTATCACAGTAACTGTGTTCGAAACGGCCAAGCGTAAGCCGCAGTATTTTGGTGGGCTTGGTAGAGGCAATGGGGGTGAACATGACTGAAAACCATGTCGAATCTTGTCATTGCTGGCACTGCGGTGGCTACGGCAAGGTCTCGTACATATTTTGTGATGTTGAGAAGTGGATGGAGTGTCCCGACTGTAAAGATGGTGACCTCTACCGCGCCAAGCTCACACAGACGACGGTGATCCGTGCATTCCTGACACAAGCGAAACACGCATTAGAAGACATAGACCTGATGGACAGCGACCTAGATCAGATATACACAAAGATCGATCAGGTGGTTGCTGATGTTGAAAACTACGAAACAAAGGTAGGGACGCGAGATGGGCAAAGTAAGTGACTGGCTGATTGAGATGGAAGAAGACGCATCGTACATGACGCGCCAAGAATTCATCGACAAGCACGGCGAGACGGTGGCAGAAATGTATGATGAACTGCAACTGAAGTGGCAAATAGATTATGCTGACCCGGGTGACGGCTTTACGCATCCAGATGACGAGGTGTGACGATGTGGGTTGATCCGGAAGACGATCCGAATCTCGAAAGCGTCGTTGACAAACTAGGCACGCTAAACAGACAAATTGATGACGCCTACTGGGTTGGTGACTTCATCAACCCCAACATCACGAACGAGGCAAAACGCTTACGCAGACTGTTGATGGAAGGCAAACTATGGGAGCCAAAATTCTAAGCTGGCAAACTGGCAAACGCATCGACGCCAAAGAGGCAAAACGTACGACGCTATCCTCTGATTATCCGTGTGATGTGTGTGGTGAGCCAGCCATGACCAAAGATGGCGGACAGCTTCGTTGTCCGTCGTGCTGGCTGCGAGAAAATAAACCTGTTGACTGGCACGCGCGGCGCAGGTAAGTTTTCGACATCGTTTTCTAACGAAAGGAACTGCTATGAAAAAACGAATCCACATAAACCAGCACGTGATCCGCGCCAACAAAAAGAACGGCACGCATGATCCGGTGATCACGGTCAAAACCAGCAAAAATAATCATTACACTTACACCGCAGAAATTGACGGCTTGTCGCGTGTTGTTTACTCACCGGACAAGCCGCTTTCTTGTGGTGCTAAGGTTTGGATTGAGACCGACGCACCAGTCTGGATTCATACGGGCGAGGTGATCACATGACAGTAAAAGCCACAATGATCGATCACGAACGCATGATGTATAATATCACTTGCGTCTACCGTGACGCCGACAAAACACAGCACGCAGAAGGCTTGCTGTGGTACGAAAACGCACAGAAGGCGGCATATCTCATCGCCTTGAAATATGACTTGCCGGTTTATCTGGTGGTGGCAGTCATCGCTGCGCTGTCACCCAACAACAAATGGTCCCGCAACCTGACAAACGCCGAGACGCTAATTGGTGCGTTTATACGCGGTGACGGCATAGACTCGGTGAAGGTCTCAACCTATCACGCCATGAAGCGCAAGGCTTGGGATATATTGGCGGCGCGTCCTGACTACGACGGCGCAAAACGTATGCTGAAAGGCCAGAAAATCACGTCCTTTTTTATGGATATCATGGGCGAGTTCAACGTGACAATCGACGGCCACGCAAGAAACATTGCCTACGGTGAGCGCATCGGATTGACTGACGACCGGACAAACATCGGAAAGAAAGAATATCGCGCTTTGCAAGCCGCGTATGAGGCAGCAGCGGAACGGCTTGGCCTCATGCCCTACCAGCTACAGGCAATCACTTGGCGCGTCTGGCGCGATCGGCACGGCATAACGTGAGCCGCCAAAAATGCTGCGCCACTATTTTATCGGGGACTGGTTGCGGGATTCTATGCACGCTCGGGGGCGGGGTATAGACTGGCGGGCTGGTCAGGCAGGCGGCGAGACGAAGGGGCTAGCCTGTCGCAACTTTTTTTGGCTTGGGGCTTCAACTGCTGCAAAACATGTGCCATGATTCAAGGCATCAACAACAAGCGAAACCGGAAAGGAACCGACATGCTTGATCTACCAACAAACACAATAGCCGCCGACATGGCTGTCCGTCATGGTGACGACATTTATGCCATTCATAACAACCCCTGCGACGTGGGCTTGTTCTCACGTTATGCAAAGGTGGAGCGGGTGCCGCTTGAGGCGGGGTGTCCTGCTGCGTGGAACGATGCGGACATCATGACCAACCGACCCGTCGAAGGGTATTCGGCACTGTATAATCGGGCCACCGACTCGCTGCTGAAGGTCCGGCCAGTGTCACGGCACTATGCCCTGATTCCGCATGAAGAGCTTTTCATGCGGCAAGCCGCGCTGCTGCATGAGTCTGAATTGCCCACCGAAAACGTCACGGTGACTGACCGCATCTATGGGTTCGGTAAACGGGTGCATCGGACGGTTACCTTTCACGACCTTGCAACTGAAGACGAGACACGTCAGGGAAAGACTGACCGCGTCGAGTGCCGCATGGACATTTTTAACAGCGTCGACATGTCGTGGGCCTTTCAGGTGTTTTCGGGTGCCTATCGTGACCTGTGCCGGAATTCGTTAGTCTTTGGGGGTGCCAAATCCTACCACCAACGCAAAATCCACAAGGGCCACGTCTCAATCGATGCCATGATTTCGAAAGCCGGTTATGGCCTCGACATGTGGATCAACAACAAGGAACAGATGCAAGTCTGGAAAGAGTCGCATTGCTCCAGCTTTGACTTCCAGCGGATGCTTCAGCAAACAATCTGCCGCAAGAAGACGAAAGCCGCGCAGCACAATGAAAAGCTGGCGATCAACGAAACCAAGCTAAATTGGCTGATGGAGCGGTTCAGCGAAGAGACGCCAGAATTGGGCCTGACCTTGTGGGCTGCTTACAATGCCCTTACGCATTACGCCACGCATTTGCCGGGGACGACTGCGCGTAACAATAACAAGGAACTTCTCGCCACTAAGCGCAATGACGAGGTGCGAGAGGTAATCGGCTCTAGCTTCTGGCAAGGTCTCGAAAGGAACTATGCCTGATGGATGAACTGCAAGGTGCTTACCTATTTTATCGCTGCCTTGTGGCTATCATCATCATTCTTGTGTTGCTCATCATCTTCTAAGGAAAGGAACTGACAGATGACAATAAAATTCCCTGACCACTTAATCTCACGCTTCCAGAAACTGGCGGACGACTTTGAGGCTCACATACGGGCTGACGAGCGGGCGCGCATCGGCGAGAAATTCGCTGCTGCTTTCCCGTCGCGTCCAGTAGCGAAATCTGAACCGCTCTTCCCTGTTACTGACCTGCACGGTGAGCCGCTGCACGAATCCGGGGCGCAGCCGGTAGACCTGAACGCCACTCATGCAGCCCTGATCTCTTGGCTGTCACGGGGTACGTTCTTTGCCGTACCGACACTGGCGGGCCATCTCGGCATTAAGAAACAGTCGGTCTATCACTATCTGTCCGGCCTCAAAAAAGCGGGGTATCAGCTAGAGATAAAAAGCACCGGCAATCGTAAGGGTGGCTATGTGAATATTTACAGGCTTGCCAAGACCGGGTGAAAAACGTACAACGATGAGGCGGGTGCTTTTGCCCGCCTCTTTTCGAAAAGGAACTTGAACGATGCATAGCACTATTAAGAACGAACTGACCACCTCCGAAGCCGCCGATGTTTTCGCGATCACCGAGCACGAAATCCGCGTGATCCGTTACCACCTCGATGCGATCAACAACCAGATCCGCGGCCTTGAGGCATTCATGGATTCATGCGGCTTCTCTACCTACATCGGAAGCCAGTCGCCGCGTTCGATCAAGGTGGCCGAATATAAGGTCACGAAAGACGACTAAACACCGATCCCGTTTCCTCCCCAACTTGCCCCGGCCATAGTGCCGGGGTTTTTTTGTGCCGGGTTCCGGGATATATCCGAGCGGGCTTGTTTCCGTTCGGTTTTTCGCTTTTTTGCCACTGGGTATTGCTGCGCTTTCTGCCACCGGGGGGTGCCCTTTCGATTTTCCGATGTGCCAAATGCATGACGCGCGGGCGGGCGGGCCTGATGTGCGGGCAATGTGAGGGTGTGGTTTAGGGGTAGGCTTGCGGTCTAGTCGGGCTGGGCCTCGGCGAGGTCAACTCATTGAAACAATCTTGCTGAAATCGGCTGGCATATGTAAATAAATATCTTTTGCGCGCGGGCGCGCGTAAGGGCCACCCGGCCCCCCCTGTACTTGTGCTAGCAATCCCGCCATCAATTTATGGAAATGGAGTTATCGATATGCCTAAAAAGGTACACCGTTAGGATAACCCGGGGGGTGGATGTATTCCCGGCGGGTTCCTACGCCAGTGTACATACGAATTTTCATTTTGTCAAGAAAAAAAGTTGACAACATCAGTAATATCGCCTATACTTAGGGCGTGGATCACACATTTACCCGTCACACCTTCCCATAAACACCGTTGTTTACTAACAAAAGGTACGACGCACGTGTGGTTCACCCCGTTTCAAAGGAAAAACTCCGTATGTTCGAAGCTATGCTCCTCGTTTGTGCCCTAGCCACACCTGACAAATGCGTCCGATTTGACGATACACGCGGTCCGTACGAAACTTACGAGCAATGTAAGACTCGTTCGTACGAAATGGCACACGGAGTAGTCGAATTGTTTCCCGTTCCGGCTACATATAGCTTCAAATGCATCGAAAGAGACTTCACGTGAACCTTTTACCCCAGCAAAAAGCGAAAGAACGCGCCTTAACACCCCAACAAACAGCATTTTTAGATATTTTGTTCGAAAATGGGGGAAATGTTACTGCCGCAGCCGTAGATGCGGGATATTCGAAGGGTTCGAGCCAGTGGCTCAAGAGAACTTTAGCCGATGAGATCGTCGAACGTACGAAAGACATCCTTTCTGTCAATGCAATCAAGGCAGCTAACCGTCTTGTCAACACAATAGACAACCCCGCCCCCGAACGTGGAGACGACTTACGTCTCAAAGCTGCCGAATCTCTCCTGACCCGTGTCGGAGTGAAAGCTCCGGAACAAGTCAACCACAATGTCACGGCAGTTCACGGTGTTGTTCTCTTACCCCCGAAGAACGAGGTAATTATAGATGGCTAATATGGGTGAAGACGACGACGGTTACATCCGTCGCCCCGGTCGAGACAATCCGATTTATGAGATGGCTACAGGTCTCTCCGATCTTCAGTTTAGTATTCTTCAAGAGTTGTACAATCGTCCACAGTCGATGAAGGGAAAGCCTTTCTATAAGAGGGATGAGTCCGGACAATACTACTTCGATTTCGCTCATGGCGGAAAGATTCACCGTGGTCGTCGTGCCGGAAAGAGTGCAGAGAAGAAGGATGGCTGACTGGCTCTACAGAGCGATGGACCCGTCTACGCCTACCTTAGAAGGTAACCAGACCGTTCAAACAGTAGACTACGAAGAAGACGGCATCTTGTACGTAGCTCCTACTATCCGCATGGTAGATGGTAAGCTCAAAAGATATAGCGACGATGATGCCATAGCCGAAGCGAGGAGACGGGGAGACGGGATGCGCGTACCGAAGGGTTTGAGCGGTCCCGAGTTTTCCAACCTCCTCAGCGAACGTATAGGAAAAGCTCGTGGACGATCAGCAGGACAATCCGCCGAAAAAGCGCGGTAGGCCGAAGCGCGATCCGAATGCGCCCAAAGCCACATATAACTTATCTACAAAAGAGCGTGCGCGCCGCGCGGCAACGAAACGTGTTAATGCAGCCAAGAGACGTGCAGATAAGACAACGAAAGCAGCAGAAGAGAAACGACGGTATGCCCGAAAGCTCGAACGACAAACTACAAAGGTTGAAAAAGCTCTTCAGGGGAACGGTTCTGCCACAATCGATCTTGGGGATTTGGATGCTCTGCCGAGTGCAGTTGCAGACCTCGTCGGCGAAAGTGAAGTCGTTTTTCAACCGAATGACGGTCCGCAAACGGACTTTCTTAGCGCGGGTGAAAGAGACGTACTCTACGGTGGTGCTGCCGGTGGTGGAAAAAGTTTTGCACTTCTTGCTGATCCGCTACGTTACTGTCACAATCCTAATCATCGTGGTCTTCTTCTCCGTCGTACACTGGATGAACTCACCGAACTGATCGACAAGTCACGCCAGTTATATACAAAGGCGTTTCCCGGTGCGAAGTTTCGTGAGTCGAAGTCTACGTGGGTATTCCCGTCTGGAGCGACGATCTGGTTCACGTATCTCGACAAAGACAAAGACGTAACTCGCTTTCAGGGTCAGGCATTCAACTGGATCGGTATCGATGAGATCACACAATATCCCACGCCGTACGTCTGGGATTATTTGCGTTCTCGCCTTCGTACTACTGATCCTGAACTCCAGCAACACCTGTACATGCGCTGCACAGCCAACCCCGGAGG